CAAAGAAATAGAAGAAGTCGTTCTCGTTGTAAATATCACGATAAAGACTTCTTGCTATTTCTGTGCGACCTGCTGATCGTAGAAGAAGTGCCATTTTATATTACGAGATCGTTACCGTCCAAGTGATAGTCATGCTGTCTGACGCACCCTTGTTGATGACAGCAAATTCAGTGCGGCAAAGCATTGTTCCGCTGGTCAGAGCATTAAAGATACCTGCTTCAGTAACAGCACCAGTACCTGAACCTGCACCAAACGTCGCAACATATTCAATTGCGTTTGCAGTAACTGTTGTTGAAGTCAAAGCAACACGTGCACCAAGTGCAGTTTCAAGAGCAGTATCGCCTGCTGCTGGATTTGTTGTGCCCGAACCAACACCCATGTGCGACATAGCAGAAAGAGTTGTATCTTTCATGCGCGAAGCAATATAAGCAAGACCTGTGTTAACAACGAGGTTAGGAACAGTTACTTCTTGTTTTACATTCCCTGCTTCGTCGCGAAGAACGATGTTTAGTTCGCCCTTAGTACCTTTTACGTTTTCGATTAGTTTCATTTGATTTACCTTCTTCTTAGTTAAAATAAGTTGCTTGACCCACAAAGTCCGAACCGAAGTCACCTTCAACATAATCTTGTATGTTTATAATACCACTTTCGGTTACTGATACTGTTTCGAATAGTCCTTTGAGTATATTTATAAGCGATTGTTCAGTAGCAGCAATGGAATCTATCGTTGCAGTATCATTTGCGACGATTAATAATTCAGTGGCACCTGCATTATCAGTTTTAACCAGATATGGAATTATACCAACTGTATCAGTTGATGTAACGGAATCAGTCAAATATTTATACAGATGATTGGTAGATGTTTCCGCCGCAGTCGCCGCATCTACCTGATCAGGTTTTTCGATTCCAGCGTTGGCATACTCATTAGTTATCACAGATTCTGTAAACGTTCTATAATACTCTACAGTTCTGGTAAATATATCTGAGTTGGTTACTGTGTCTGTCTGGGATTTGCTTATACCAAACGCTTGCGATTCTGCAGTATTTGCTGCGTCAGCAAGAACCTTTGTGAAATTAAACACAGCACCATCTGAACCAACATAATTTTCGTCAAAGTAATCTTCAGCAGCATATACAGCAAAACCAACTGTCTCTTGGAGAACCTTACTAAAATCAGTAATTGCATTCTCAGCAGTAATGGTATTCTCGCTTGCTTCACGAACATATTGGACAACTCTATCGAATATATCCGTCGTAGTTGTTGTATCATCTTCATTACCATAGATACCAATATCAAAGTCAAAATCAAGGGTTTCACTTGTAGTTACAAAATCCGTCAGAACCTTATACACATGACTATTGTTCACATCTGCTACTGTCGCAGAGTCAGTAAGAACTTTAATAAACTCAACTTCGAAGTAGAATTCGTCATTGCGATTAATACCACCTGAAGTAAACAATTCTTCAAGCACAAACTCATAGATATGTAGAGGTTGTATTGGTGTTGTAATAAATTCGCTGAAGTCAACCGTTTGCTCGATGGTAAGTTCACCGAAGATAGCAGTACCTGCAGGGTGTGTGGTATTCTTAACAATATCCAACCATTTATTGGATGGAACATTTGAGCGAATTACATAGGAGTAGTTCTGGTAGTAGAAGTTATCCTGTAGTCTGTTGACATTCGACAACATACCACGCGAGTCTCTAAATCTACCCGTCTTGACGTTCACCGCACCTGTAGTAAATGACAGAGTAGCAGTGCATCCTAGTGTTGATTCGATTATCGCAGTGAATGCTTCACGTTCAAAGTCAAAACCTGTGTCGAAAATACTAACTGCCGTCGGACAACCATCTACATCAACCGCATCGATTCTAATAGATGCCTTGTTGTCTCTACCAACGAGAGTGTATGGATTTACCGCAGTATCAGTTTCATTATATTTGTTGAGGAAATATTCTAGAGTAATATCATTCGGAAATTCTATTGCATAAGAACCCACGGATCCCGTTTCGTCAATAGAGAAAATGTCACCAACTGTAAACCCACATGGTGGTGTTCCAGAGCAATCAATAACATCAACTGTTGCTAGTTGTCGAACAATATACCCATAGTTAGTTATTGTATCTCCAGAAACAATCTCCACTTTAGTTCGTATTGCTTCTGTAGAAAACGTAACAGCAGGCGCTGATGAATATCCAGATCCACCGTTTGTAATTATTACATGTGATATTTCATTAGTATCTGTAAGAATTGCTCTGCCAGTTGCTGCGCTTCCCGTTGTTGAGGTAAACTGGACTGTTGGTGCGGCAAAGTAACCATTACCACTATCAATAACAGGATCATACAGTCTGTGTGTTCCAGAACCGAGAACAGTAAGGTCGACTGCCGTTCCTAATGTAGCATTTCCTGCGCTCGTAGCAATTTTAATAGTATTAGCATTTACTGGTATAACAAAGTATACAGCGTAATTGGTAAGACCAGTTACAATTGTTCCACCATTTTTATCATAGATAACCACATCGCCTGTTGAATAACCATGAGATGGGATTGTAATAGTATTGTTCGTTAGATTAACTGCAGTAGCAGCATTAAATGTCTTGTTGGTATCTCCAACAATTGCCTTTACCTGACCACCCGAAACAAGAGCATTAGCAGATGCACCAGCGCCTGGAACTATAATATTTGCAGTTTTTGGTAGACTTGTTACCAATTCATAAACAGCAGGGAAAACATATGCAAACTTAGTTACATTGCTAATATTTGTTTCAATGGTTCTTTCATATATTACTGACGAGATATTTTCATAATATGTAATCCTAACTGTTTTACTGCTAAGATCAAACGGATTTGCGGTAATCGATGAATCGACTGCGAGTTTTAATGTTACATCTTCGATCCAGATACCATCAGATGCGCGAAGGATCTGCTCAGATGGATAGAAAATTTCTGTGCGTTCATTATACAAGATTCTAAAGAGAAGTTCAATTGCCTTCTCAGAACCCTTTGCTTCATAGAACTGCTTGATGAATTTGATTAATCTTCTATCATCAATCTGTGCACCAAGTGGAAAGTTCTGTGCATATTGGTTCTTAAACTTAGGGATAAATGTATCAAGTGTTCTGTTGATGTCAAAATTCTTCTCATAGTTGAGAAGGAAATTGTTTACTTGATTTTCTTCGTCTAGGAACTCGTAATATTTTTCCAGGAACGTAATGAATACAGGATACTCAGTGCGAACAAAATCCGGAAGTTGATTTGCGATAAGATGACTTAGTGATTGTTTGAAACCATTGTAACCATCATCAATATAAACCATATTTGCAGTTGCAGCTGCACCAGAACCACCGCCACCTGTAAATGTGATTGTTGGTGGTGTTAGATAGTTGTATCCTGCTGCTGTTACTGTGATTGCAGTTACTTTACCACCAGAAATAGTTGCAGTTGCCGTCGCATTACCACCGATTGTAACTGTTGGTGCAGAGGTGTAGTCCGCCCCACCATTAGTGACAGTTATACTGGCAACTTTTTTATAGTATGAGGTGGTTTCTGACATCTATTATTCTTGTGAATTGGCAATTGCAGTAACAGTCAGTCCTGCAGGAATATTTGTTACTGAATTTGCTGCGCTAGTATCCAATGTTAATACAGTATTTCTAGCAGCATTTGGAAAAATTGCTGCTGTTGAAACATTTGATGTTGAAGTCAGATCTGTTGTCAGAATATTCGGCGCATCACCAAACGGTTCAACATAGACTCTAAGTTCTGTGTTTGATCCAGAATCGACCAAGAGATCTGTAATATTAACAACACCTGTAGTATAATCAACATTTCCTACGTTGGGAAGAATAATAACATCATCTGTTATACGTTTCATAACAAGAGTTCCGATATCACCAACTGTTATATCATGCTGGTCGGTTATATAAACATCGTATTCTTGTGTTCCGATAGTCGTAGTAAACGACGTGGTTTTTAACGTCTCAATTTCCAACGGAGTGTTGAACCTGATCACATAATCTTCCGGAACTCCTGTAAACACTTCAATTCGTTTATGCATAAGCACTTGAATACTGGCAGAGAAAATAGACTGCGTTGTCCCAGCAACAGCAGAAAGTAATCTAGAATAATAAAAGTTCTTCTGTAACTTATTAACATTGTTCGTAAAGAAGTTTTGCACAACTGCTCTGACCTCAGATTCAATTCTCGAGGTGGTAAGTGATGTAATTGTTTTATTATAGTTGACTGAAATATTCAACCCAATATATGTTTCAATTGGATCTACGAATTCGGGTTGGATAGAAACCACACTTCGCGGTCTAATAATATCCCTAGCAATAATATCTTTATCTGCTTGCGAGATAATAGATCCAGGTAGAGGTTGAATCGAAATAAACACTTTACCATAGATTGGAGGATTGTTTTCTTCACCACCCCAAACAACAATAGAATTAATGTTCCCAAACCTTGCTCTAATTAAGGTTTCATAATCATCAGATGTAACAACACGATTCTTCGTAGAATTGAATTTTGGTGCGTTATACCTAATACTATCTATGCTTTCTTTTTCGCTACCGCCAGTAGCAGCAGATGTTAGATAAACGACTTTACTCTCACCAGAAGCAGTGAACGTTCTTGATGGTGTAAAGTTAGGAATAGAATTTGCTGCTGTGCCGCTGCTTACGATATAATCAATACTGACAATATTACCAACTTGTAGTTCCTGCCCAACGATATTATCACCAAATCTTATTTCGTATAGTCCAGATGGACCTTCTTCGATAAAAAATGCTCTAGTAGTCCCATCTACTTCCACAATATCATCATAGAAGTTCCATGTAGTAATCGATGTAACTGCGTTTGATTGTTGCACTCTTACTCTTATAGTAGTAGTGTCAATATTTCCATTTGGTAAAACAAACGGTCCAGATTTATTAGATTGATCAACAATGAACGTATTTGTTACTCGTTTACCTTCAATCAGTTCCATCGGGAAACTGAATCCTGTTTGACCAGTTTCAAGAACAACCAATCCGGAAACATAATCTTCTCGCGGGAAGAACGTATATGTGTTCTTTGCAGTTTTTGCCGTGAATGGTGTATCACGTGTTATTGTTAAACTGGTGTTCGTGAATGATGTTGCTGGTCTAATTTGTAATGTAATATTTGCACGAGCAGATCTTCTTGACGTAGGTGTATATCCTAATGTTTTCGCAATAGATGTAACTGAGTTTCTCTTGACTGCACTATCAATAAACATTTCATTTGCTTGAAGGTGCGCAAGAGTTGCGTTGTAGTGCGTGTTATACGCAAGAATATCAAGAAGTATTGTTAGACCAGCACCATCAAAGTTGTAATCTTGGAACTCCTCTTGCGATTGCATGAAGGTTTTTAGATTTTCTTTAATAGTTGCAAAATCTAATTCAGTTACATTAAGTTGAGACATCTTATCTACTTCTTCTTAGAACAGTTGAAAATGAAACGGGATCCGCAACCCCGACAACATAAAAATAAATGGATACATTAAACGCATTCTGATCAAAGAGAGGTACAACATCTATTTGTTGCGATCTAACTCGTGGTTCATACTTATTGATTAGTAACTCTAATCTTAATTTTAAAGAATTGGCAGTAACAATATCAACGTTCTCGAACATCATACCGTATATCGGCGAACCAATTTTAGGTTGGAATGGTCTTTCGTAGAAGTTCGTGAGAACTAGAACTTTCAGTGCCTGTTTTACAGCATTGACATCAAACTTCCTCGCAACGTCACCCGTAATTGGATGCATTGCAAAGGATAGATCTAGATCCGAATAGATTCTGTTTACTGTTTTTGTTGTCATATAGTTATTTATATGTTACCAAGGAGTGAAGTTACCAGGACTTGTAATTTTAGTCTTACCATTAGACAATAATTTAGCAGTTCCATTTAAGGTTCCGCCTCGTTTCGCGCCAGTATAGTAATTCCAACCAATATGGATCCATGCTGTTTTTCCACTTGCAGTCTCTAATAGAATTTGATCGCATTTTGGCAACGAAGTTGCAATATATTTTGCAATTTCGATCATCTTCTTACGATTATCTGCAAATCCCCACTGAATATCTACTGCAGAATATCTATGAGCGCTGTTAGTGTCATGCCTGAATCCAGAGTTTATTCTAAATCCTGGATATCTTTCCCTCAATGGTTCTAGGATGTTCAAGCACAAACATCTATAGTTTTGGATGATATCCCATTGACTGATTGTTTTACCATCTCTCTTATATGGAATAAACTGACTTAACTTGCGAGGGAAAAATGCTCTCGAGAAGAAATCATCCAAAATATAGTTATCAGATAATTTAATATTACCAGTTATTTTACCACCACCAAGCGGTGGCATGGGATCTTTAGTCTTATAATATATGTTGCATCCAGGAATAGCATCAGGAACCTTACCGAAGTCACCAGTCACAGCACCATCACCGCCAGCATCATCCGCAGATGTTCCTGGACCTGATGGTTGAGATGGATCTGACTTGTCGATGCAATCTTCAGTACCACTATCTGGTTCATCTGGCACATCATTCTCAGTATTATCTGGAACACCCTGTGATCCGCCGCTAACACCCCCCGCTGCAGCGCCACCAACATATTGCGATTTACCAGTTACAGATTTGCTAACAGGTTTCTCGACAGTTTTAATCGTTGACAGTGGCGCAGCGACTGCACATACTGCATCAGTAGCGGAACCAGCAGAAGCAGGTGCAGTAACGGAAGCTGATCCAGCAACAGGAAGATTATGGGTACTTCCGCCATTGGTGCCAGTGTCAGTTCCTGTTGCTCGAAGATTCGTGCTCGCAGCATTTAATGTAGAAACATCGATTGTTGGCGCATTAAAGGCAGATGATAGAACCTTTGCTGCCTTGAGACTTGTATTACCCGCAGACTCAGTATTTAGAACTCCACCAGATTTAATATTAGTATCTCCAGTGGACTCGACATTAACTGCAGCGCCCGATTTAATTTCAGTTGCTGCACCTGATTTGGTTTTTATTGCTGCATCAGTGCATAAGTTTGTATCACCCGTTGAATGATTGAAGAATGACCCTGCTGATTTAATATGTGTATCTGCTTTGGAGGTGACATTGACGCCTGCATCAGAAGTCAGATTAAACTTGCCTGTGACATCAGTTGTCATGTTACCTTTAGCATCAATATCAATATCACCAATATTCTCAAGTGACATTGAACCGCCGTTTCTTGCATAAATTCCGTCGGCTACAGATAATGATAATCTACCTGCAATGTTAACATCGACGTCATTATGAATGTCCATAGAGACTTTACCATGCATTGTCAAATTGGTGTCGCTCATAATGATCACATTACAATTTCCTGCAACGTGAACATTCGCAATACCTTCGATTAAGATGTATCCGTTCTTGTCTAGAATTGTATATCCATCACCAACAATCTTGGTTACCTTGGTTCCGTTCGGACCAATCTCATCGAATGTTCCGGATCTGTGTGCCCAGTTAAGTCTCTCTGAACCAGGAGTGTCATCAATTTCAATAGCATGTCCTGCTTCGGAACCAAATACTTTGTTGAATGGATACTGTGCATTATAAGGTGATTCTGGTTGCGCCCACGTAACACCATTTCTACCTGCTGTCTGGACTTCACGTTTTCTGGAAGCATTTCTTGCAGCAGGAGATGCTCCTGCGCTTAATGTTTCTCTGTTTCCTGAAGAACTTTTAGGACTCTTACCGATTTGAGGAGAGTTTACACCTGTTGCTAGTGGATTTGTATCAGGTTTATTTACTGACGATCTGTGTGGATACACACTATTAGGATCTTTAAATCCTTTAGTATCATCTTGTTTATCTGGAGGCAATACATCAGTGTTTTTTGGTTGATTGTTTGCTCTAAAGGTATCGGTGGAATTGTCAGAATTAACCTTATCGCTATCTGCAGCATTTTGCACCTGCGTCGGCGGAGGCGATGATACATCTGGTTCTTCCTCTTTAGTTTCAAGAGCAATTTTCTCAGAAGTTGTTTCCTTAGTTCTCAGAGTTCCATCTGCGCTAACAGTCTCAACAACAGTAGTCTTTGTTCCATCAGGATTTTCAGTTATTGTTGTTACTATGCTATTTCCAGCAGCATCAAAGACAGTTACTATACTTGGATCAACAATTTTAAGTTGCTTTTTAATTGGAGAAATATCAGCATCAAACGAAGAAACAATCTGAGTTTTTGCTGATTGTATAAGTTGAGATTTTTCTCTCAGACCAGTTATTCTTGCTGCTTGAATTACTTTATCTAACTGTGCACTGAGACTGGTAATAGAAACTGGTCTTGATACTGCTATTTCCTTACCGTCGTAAAGAATTCTTCCAGCAATATCAGTTCCAACTGCGGTATATTCTACAACTAGATTACCAATAGTATTTTCTACTGCAGATAATGCGCCATCCACTGTTGGTAGATCAGGCACATCTGGTTTTGCGATGCTAACTTGCAGCGGTTTACTAGAAACTGAATTGTATCCAATATCATACCAGTATTTTGATGTAACACCTGTTGTGTCTTTCTTAATAATACCATTTGCATAATTTGCCGCAGTATCATAGTTTACGCACAATGCGACTGACAGTAATCCAGCAACAATATCATTGTCAGTAGAGTCATTTACTATTCTTGCATTGTATAGTAAATTATAGATGAATTTCAAATAATCAAATGCGATTTCATCTTGTATTGTTTTACTTTTAAGTATATCATACCCTGTTTGTATACGAGCATTTATGGGGATACCAGTAAGTGCAGTAGTAATAAAATAATACTGTCCACTATTTTTTGTTTCGATTTTAGATTCGGCGAAATCTAACTCGGTGCTATATTTTTCTTTTGCTGCTTCGTAATAAGATTTTCGTGTGTCTAACTTTTCTGGACCTTCTGGGCGATCAATTAATATCTTATCGATGTAATCCCTAGCAAGGATACCAACCCAACTCGCATCAATTAATTGATTGATTGTTAATCTGTATGCACCATACTCACCGCCATTATGAACCTTTGACCATATGTCTTTAGAACCAGCAACAGGGTATTGCTCCTTAATGGCATTTTGGCAAGCGACAAGAAGTTTTGCGATATCTTCCGTCGTTAAAGATCCAATATCTGCAGTATCGAGATCTACTGTTGTGTCGTAAGTAGTATTACTTTCAGGTTTATTGAGCATAGATTATACCTTGTATTTTTTTCTGTAGAAAGCAAATGCATTCGTTCTGTCTTTAAGATGCATTTTACCGCCATTGATTGCTTTCGTTACTGCTACAGGATCACCCCATTTATTGTTTTTAGCAATTCCATCTTTCGCCCCTTTCATCTTCGGATTAGAAAACCATTGGACAACAATTTCAGCAGCAACTTCTTTCGTTGCTACTTGATCTGGATTACTAACAAAGTCTCTACCCATTTGATTACCAATATCTCGATAATTGTTTTTCCAAGTTAATTGGATGTATCCACGACCTCTATATTTTGCTCCATCTCCAGGATTGGTATTTCCCATACTCCTTGCTGTAGCAGGTCTTCTTCCTCTAATGTCATATCCCTTGTGTATGGATTTTCCACGATTTATCCCATTTATGAAATAATTCTCGTCACCGAGTTCTACCATGGTTGTAAATCTACCTGTTTCCACATAACATTGAGCCATAATTGCTGCCTTTGCGAGTGGTCCATAATTCGGGATTCTCGAACCATTCTTATCTAGATACTTCTCAAGAAATGATTCTAGTCCTTTGTTATCAGGTGGCGGCGACACCGAACTCGCATCACCCGCTGAATCTGAAGAACCACTTGTTGTTGCTGCATCTTCTGTTGATCCAGAACCCTCTGACGGTGAACAATCATTTGAATTCAATCCACCAGGAATTGCCCCAACAGTTCCAAAGAACATAGGATGCTGACCATTTTCTCCATCAGCAAAAAACCCAACTACCCATGAACCTTCAACTGCACCCGTTGGTGACCATCCAACACCGGAAGTTCCTGCCGAGTTTGCTGGCATAACAGGCATTGCCCATGGAAGATCTTCTGTTGGAAGTGTTACGTTGTCTTCAGTATGATACCCAATAATTCTTACTCGACATCTACCCAAACGTAATGGATCGTTGCGATCTTCGACCACACCAAACCACCAATAAAAGTTTGAATTATTGTTAGATGTAATATTATCCATCGCCATTATTTAACTCTTCCACTTCATAAATTTCTTGTGCATATGAATCCTTAGAAATCTCCAAAAACATAGTGTGTCTAAGAGGTGATATTTGATGGTGTATTGCAGTTATCATGTAGACACCTGTTACAAATTTATCCCATATTAATGCTTCAGAATCCTCTTTGGTTTTTTCCCCGACGGACGGGTAATATAATTTGATTAATCTACCAACTTCAGCGTCTGTTCTTCCAGGCACTGTTATTTGCAATCTCAATGTGGTTAAATCCATTAAAGAACTATTCCTCTGAGATACAAAATCCTCAGGATGTAAGTCGATAGAATCTTCGGTTGAGTCTAAAACTCCAGGATTTACAGTAGAAACAAACGGTTTATTATCTGATGACCGCAATACATTGATAGGGAAAATCATCTTATATTTTTTTGATGAATTTTCGTTGTCTGTATCTAACGTATATGTGTTATTTGCTGCATCATATGTTGCATCTTCCATATGAGCATATTCTCGGTAGTTAAATCCATGATCATAGTAGTATGATTTGTAATCTTTTTTAACCATGTCAAACGAGTGCACGGTGCTGGCGAAATGCCCTAGATCTTGACTTTGTATGACATCTAAATTAGTAATAAATTCTAATGCTTCAATAGTTTGGAATCCCTTGATCAACGAGGAAACCGTTTGTAAATTGCTTAGATTTGTATTGTAAACAAACGCAGAGTAGATATCACTGTTGGCAAGTTGATTTGCCACAAGACTTTCTACTGATGTGAAATAAAACGCTTTTGTGGTTTCAAAAAATAAAAACGTCGGAGATTTATATTTCATTCCAATTGATCTTTTTGCTAACCAACTCAAACATTGAATTGGTGTCCACATCGGTGGCACGAATGTTATGTGCGAATCATGCGGAGTGTCTGCAATAAAAAATTCTGTGAAACCATCCTGCGCAGAAAATCCATTTTCTTCTGTTTCTTGATTGCTTACTTTTCCTTCTTCTTCTGATCTTGATCTGTCTCCGATATTCTTATTGGTAAAGAATCTCGGAGACTTCATGTTTTCAGTAAAAATCTCAGAAGCAATTTCATCCGTTGTGCCCTCGAATTTTTTACACACCTTTGTAATATTGTCAGATGATGCTTCTAAAGAGCAAAAAAACAACTCATAATATTGTTCTCTGTCATTGTTTAGTTTACGATTCTTAACTGCATAAACTGAAAATGACTTCTGAATTTTATTAATTGGATCAAATGTTCCAAGATTACTTTTTGAATACCCACCCAACTCTGCCCACGGAGTTTGAATATCCACAGTAAGAACTTCATCACCGATTATAGGCAATCTTCCGATGAGATTCAATGAATCACGAATAACTACTGAACCATGTAGAGTCGGAGAAAAGATATCTTCATACAGATTTATTTCCATCATAAATGGTTTAAGATCTAGTGGATCTTCTGATGATATGATACTTAGATCCAAAGATGTAATAATTACATCTCCTGGTTTTGTTATTGCGTCACTTACTGCTTTTGGTGGTGATGCCGTAGATTTTTCTTGACCTACTGGTGATTCTGCCATTATTAATTACCTACTAATCAAATTCGAATACACAGATACAAATTCTGCTAAGTATTTTGGATCCAAAATCTTTATTTCTCGCTTACCATTATTTAGTTCTTCTTCATACTCGTAATTGGAAACAACATTTATCGCACCACTTGCTAAATCTGCTGCGTCGTAATCAACAACCAATTTAGGTTCGTCAGATGTTCTGTAATGGTGCGGTAAGTAAATTCCTGTTTCACCATATTTCTTTTTGCAATATGCAAGCAGATCTGAATTTCCCATCGGCCATTCTTTTCGAGCATCCACAATATCATTTACTGCCATAATAACCCAGTGATAATCTGGACTGCTGTAAAACTTATCAGAGACTTGCTCGATTGTATACCCATCCGGAACAGTGATTGTCTGTAAAAACACAACATTATTTTTAAATTTATTTGTCGAGATTCTGCGAAATATATCAGTTACAAGTGTCGCCGTATTTGGCGTAATCGTATTGACCAGCATTTTCGGGAACATAGAAAATAACATATTAGTATCCCTTCTCAATTCTGTCTGTTGTCAAGGTTTCCAACTCGGAGAATTGTAATCTAATAAACGCTTCGGTCGGGCATCCATTATCGAATGTTGTAAAACCTTCTGCGCCATAATCTATTGCCATATCTGTCAACACGCAATTTGATATTTTTCTAACGTATGTATTTTCTTCGCCATTGTGGTAATAGATTATCATAAATTCCGATGGATATGTTTGGAATAGTCCATTAGGACTCATGGTTGGATGCATGTGTGATGTAAACAACTCAAGTATACCTGACTTACCATTTGGGC